CTCGGGCGCTTTTGGACAAGTCACGTTTGATAATAGCTTAATGCTAGACGCCGAAATCTATTAGGAGGAACTATGGAGAACGAATATAAAGTATACGTATCCTTATCAAACGGATACATCACATCTATTAATTCAGATATTTTTTTATCACAAGAAGAAATGTCAACTATGACAGAGATTGACAAAGGACAAGGCGATAGATACGCTCATGCTCAAAGTCAATATCTAGAAAAAGGGTTAGTTGATGAACACGGAAGATATAACTATAAATTTGTAGCTGGTAAAGTTGTAGAAGTCACGGAAGGAGAAAAGCCAACAATTGAAGAACCAGAGCAACAAGCAACCGCACAGGATAAGATTGAGGCACAAGTCATGTACACGGCCATGATGACAGATACACTTCTAGAAGAAAGCGAGGCTTAATTTATGTTTGAAAAAATCAAAAGATTTTATGATCTAAAACTATATACAGATAAGCAGGTAAGAAAGTTCTGTGAAAAAGGATTCATCACAGCTGATCAGTATAAAGAAATCACCGGAGAAACATACTAACACTGGAAATAAGGAGAAGCAAAAAAGCTTCTTCTTTTTCATAAATAGAAGGAGGTCCAGAATATGAGAAAAGGACAAAAACTTACAAAAGGCGGATATCAGCTTTTAGGCTTTCCGATGGAGTACATGAATGTAACTCAAGGAAACAACGTAGGAACACACCTAGGAACAAACGCCTTAGACAACGCAGGAAAGGACACAGGGATTGACGAAACAATTGCACCGTGCGATTGCCACCTAGTAGCCTATGACACTGCACAGAACGGAAATGCTGTATTCCTAGAATCAGACAAGAAAGTTCTATTCAGAGACGGAACGATCGAATTTGCTACATTTATGTTTATTCACGACAACTATATCGAAGACATTAAGAGAGTAAAATACTTCAAACAAGGTGACACTTTCGGAGACGAAGGGACAACGGGATACGCTACAGGAAACCACAGCCACATGGAAGTCGCAAAAGGTAAATTTACGCACTGCTATGACCGCAATGCACAAGGCACTTATCACCTTCCAAACAACGTGTCCGCAGACCTTGCATTCGTAACAGACGGAACTGTGATTTTAAATAAAGGATCATTCGCAAACTGGACAGATTCAAGCCACGTGCCATTTAATCAGGGAGGCCAGACTTCTACGGGATCAGCATCCGTGCTAAATAGCATTCCTTCTGATTTTGTACACGAAAAGGCTACATTCTATCCGGCTTGTACAATCAAGATCAGACGCGCGCCAAGCCTAAAGGGACAAGATACAGGCCTTACATATATCAAAGGGCAGCACGTAAACTATGACGGATACGTTCGTCGAGAAGGATACGTGTGGATCAGCTGGATTGGTGGCGACGGAACACGACGCTGGATGGCCGCTGGAGAATTAAATTCGGCAGGAGTAAACGTAAAGCCATACGGAACATTTAAATAGAAAGGATCAGCAATAGAACACAATGAACAGGAGAATAAATAGAAGATACCAGACACCTCTACGCCCAGACTTTGCACATTTTCTAATCGAGGAGCAAGGACTGAGCGACAGACAGAAAAAAGTTGTTTATCAGCTAAGAAGCAAAACGCAAGACTCGCAATGGCACTACCAGGACGCAGGCATGTCAAAAGACGAATTCGAAGAAACCGTCAAAGATTTAAATGACTACTACTGGGCCCTTTTGGTAGATATGGCCTTCGGATTTTACAAGCTAAAGAAGGACAAAAGAGGGACGGTTCCAGACATGAAAATATAAGAGAATATAGGTGAAAAGAGGTAGAACACAATGAACACACCATACTTCAATAATTTCATGCCGCAGCCTGGGCAGTTTGGAATGCCACAGATGCAGGCACCAACTCAACAAATGAACCAGATTCAGTTTGTAAACGGAATCGAAAGCGCCAAAGCTTTCACTCTAGGACCGAACCAGTCCGTGATTTTAATGGATAGTAACAAGCCTGTTTTTTATCAGAAACAAGCAGACGCAAGTGGCTTCTGTACGATCAAGGCTTATAGCTTCCAGGAAGTGAAAGAAGATCAACCGGAAGACAAGTACCTAACGAAGGCCGAATTCAAGGAATGGCTTTCAAGAGTAGAACAGAATACGAGAGGAGGCAACCGTCATGAATCCACTACTTCAAAATAGACCAGGAGGAAACGGAAACATGCTGCAACAATTCCAGCAATTTAAAAAGATGCTAGGGACACAGGACCCGCAGCAACTTCTAAATGAGCTGATGGCCTCCGGAAAATTTACGCAGGCTCAACTGGATCAAGCCAAACAAATGGCTGAACAGTTCAAGGGCTTTCTAAAATAGGATTTTGCAAAATCAAGATAGATAAGAAAGGAGAACACACATGGACAACTTATCATTATCTGATATCGCTTCTGTAACTGGAAACAAAGATGGATTTCTAGAAGGAAACGGAATTATCATTCTAATTTTATTCTTTTTGATTTTTGGATTTGGTGGCGGCGGAGCCTGGGGAAACAACCAGCAAGGCACACAAGCAGAGGTTCAGCGCGGATTTGATACACAAGCTATTATTAGCAAGCTAGACGGAATCACAAACGGAATCTGCTCAAACGCATACGAAAACGCGCAGCTGATCAACCAGATGAACGTGAACCAAATGCAAAACGCAAACACAACGCAAATGGCCATGATGAATGGCTTCAACGGTGTAAATAGTTCTTTATGCCAAGGTTTTGGAGGAGTACAGGAAAGCATTAACAACCTATCTCACCAGATGGAACAATGCTGCTGCAACTTAAAGACTCAAATGATGCAAGACAAATATGATGCCTTGAAAACTCAATATGATCAAAGCTTGCAGGCAATTTCAAACAGCGTACAAACTCATAATATCTTGAGCCAATTAGGACGATATTACACAAATCCGCCTTACTACCCACAATACGGAACTTACTACCCAGCAGGCGCTACAGTAGCCTAGAGGTAGAGACATGATCCAAGTCGTCAACGCGACAAGTGCAACACTAGCAGCAGGCGCAACGATCCCACCAGGAAGCGTTCAGACTCGGACAAACAACAGAGTCAATCTAAACGGAAACGCTCTGGAGATCGTAAAGCCCGGAACATATAAAGTGGATGGAAACTTCGTGATTTCAGCAACCGCAGCGGGAACAAATCAAGTGCAACTTTATGCCAATGGAACAGCAGTCCCTGGTGCTATAGCACAAGTAACAACAACCGCAGCAGACAACGTGATCACTCTTCCGGTATCCGCTGTCATCCAGGCAGCACCAGCTGCACCAGGAAACAAGGTCGCTCTAACATGGGTTACATCAGCAGCCGGAACTCTGATCAATGCATCAGAAACGGTTTCTAGAATAGTATAGGTGATTGAAGGCATGCCAGATGGCGTGCCTTTTTAATAGGAGGTAACGAGGATGAGTAGACTTACAAACAAAGCATGGTGGGAAGCAGCAGGGGTTCGAGCAATCAAGACAATGGCTCAAACAGCGCTAGCCTCTATCACCGTAGGCGCAGCCGTTCCGGACATTAATTGGATGTACGCAGCAAGCACAACGGTCGTGGCAGGCGTATGCTCAATTCTAACAAGCCTAGCAGGTTTGCCAGAAGTAAACGAGGACGAATAATGACTGATACAATTCTGGTTGCAATCATATCCGGACTTTGCGTCGGAGTACCTTCAGTCCTAGCAACCTGGACCAGCAACTCCAAACATTCGGCATTGCTGGATTACAAGGTAGAACAGATGGACAAAAAGGTCGACAGCCTAGCGAAAAAAATCGAAAGCCATAACGAGCTAGAAAAAGAAGTGGCTACACTAAAGGAACAGGTCAAAGACCTATCGGAACGGATCAAGGGAATGCTTGAAAAATAGCATTCCCTTCTTTTTTATTTTCTGCTTTATTTTTCGCTTTTTCGCTTGCTTTATGTACTGTAATACATTACAATGTGAGTGTAAAAAGAAAGAGAGATAGAACACAATGGAAACAAAAACTGAAAAGCTATTAGGGCTAGTAATAAGAAGAACAACATGGCAAATTGAAAGCATTAATCGCTCACTAGAACAAGAAAAAGAAGACTTGGTTAAGGAAGCACAAAAAGGAAACACAAACTATGTAAAACAAGTTTGCGCTAGAATCGAACAACTTGAAAGAGACCTAGCAATCTACAATACATATAAATATGAACTAGAAGAAATCATGAATTTAGGAAACGAATAAAAAGAAAGAGAGATAGAACACAATGACAAATACAGAAAACCTTGAAGCACTAGAAACTAGAATTCAAAACTGGATTGAAGAACAAACAAGAATCGCAAAGGAAATTCAATACGAATTAAACGCAATCGAAAGAGAAGAAAGAGACATTGACTTCGGAAAAATCAGAAAACTAGCTTACGAAGCGGACGTCTATGAAACATTGATTCAAGAATCACAACACCAGATTCAAGCAATAGAGGAGGAAGCATAACATGACTAGAGAAGAAGCTGTGAGAAGACTAAGAGAAGACATAGTGGATCAATTGTATTACAATGAACACATGATGACAGTAAAGGAAGTAGCAAACTGGCTATACAAGCACAATTGCGACGAAGACGCTAAGGACGTACTAATGGAAATAATAGAAGACTAAGGAGGACACAGACCTATGGGAATCGGTAATAATATCAAGATCATAACAGGATTTAAGGGCATGACCCTCGTGGAATTATCTAAGAAAAGCGGTGTATCATTAAATACAATTCATATGCTTACGCGTGATGATCCAGACAATGCAACGCTTCGCACTATTGATAAATTAGCAGCAGCACTAGAAGTTAATAGGGACTCATTGCTCTCTGGGAAAGAAGGCACACCAGAAAAGAATGACAATCTAGAAAAAGAAATTAATTTATCTGAAGCAATCATGAAAGTTATAAGAACTCTAAGCACACCAGGAAAAAAGGACTGGGACTACATAGAATATTTAGTGACCGAAGCTAAAATACTAGACACAGAAACGGAGGAGAAGTAAGATGGCAGTATCAGAGGCAAGAAAAAGAGCAAACCAAAAGTGGAGCGATAAGACATACAAAATCAAAACCTTCAGACTTCACCTAAAACATGACGCAGATATTCTGGAATACCTAGATACAAAAGAAAGCGTCAACAGATACCTGAAAGACCTGATCAGAGAAGACATAGAACGACAAAAGAAAGAGGCCAAGTAGGCCCCTTTTTTGTGATGTAATTTTGATGTATATAGGCTAAAAATTCTAGAATCAAAAAGGAACAGTAAGCAACAAAGGCAGTCAAAATGAGTATAGATAAAGCAAAATGAGACATAAGGAAGCATAGGCATTAGAGGTTTAACGTGGAGGTGTTTTTTTTTATATATTAAGATTTTGGTTTCGGAACAGAGAAACACGGCATGTGAAATAGTGTTGAAACATCACAAGATATGAATTGTCAGGAACGACAAAAAGGACTATTGAAATAGCCAACATTTTGTATTCATCTTT